AGTGCTTTGTAATCAAAGTCTTTTTCGTTTTCAAGGTTTTTAGATATTATCTTTGCTTTGTAGTAATAGAACTGTTGAGTTTCGCCACCACCCATATTTGCAGTCCATGTTCTAATTTCAAATGGCTCTATTATCTCAAAGTCATTTGGATTAAAACCTAACTCAGTTAGATAAGCATCCCATCTATGGTCTTCAGGTTTTTCTGCTTTAGCCATAGGCTTAGAAATTATTTCTTTTTTAGCAGTATTTAAACCTGGTTCCCAACCTTTTGGATGTTCCTGCCTCTGTCTTTTCGCATTTTCTATATTACGAAAATTGGAAGCGTATTCATCTAAACTCATCGCTTAGCGTCTGAGATTAGTTGGTTACGTACTGTAGATTCTGTTAAAGGACAATTCTTTTTGTCCACTAACCAACGATAAACTACTGATGCAGATAATCCACTCTTATATCCATCTATGGCTTCTTGCCAAGCATTTCTGTTATCGTTATTTAAGTCTTTCCAAGCTGTGTAGCCTGTTTTGACTGAGTCTTCTTTAGCGTACTCTGCTAACGTCACGTTTGCCTCCCTGTGTTATTCTTCCTCTTGATTTCCATCATCAGCTGGTTTTGGAGCCAGTGATTGTACCATTGCTTTTAATTGAGAGTTTTCAACTTCAATCTTTGCAATCTTTGCACCTAGGTCTTTGACCATGGCGTTCATTTGATTATTCTGTGCTTGTAAGCTATTAGCTATTTGTACTAACTGTTCAGTACTTAATTGCACTTTTTCTGCGTCTTGTGATTCTTGCATTATCACCTCCATTAGTATTTTACATTAGTTCAGTAAAAATGGAAGTATTTAAGTCTGTTTATTCAGGGAACTTTTTAGCTATTTTAAGATATAAATTTACTAAGTCATCTGCGTCTTGAACTAGATTGATTCCATTTATACGCATATAATTAAACTGTTTAAGAACTATTTCACGTATATCATCATGGTCAATTAATTCATCAATAACTTGTTCCCTTTTAGTACCTTCTGCAAAGTTATTTAATTTTTCATCCATATTACAATGCTAGTATATGACATCACATCCAAGGGTATTTATAAAATTAGCTTCTTTAGATGATTCAGAACTATCTCACACTATAGAAAATGCAGTAGAGTCTGCAAAGTATCCAGAAAGATTAGTATTTGGTGTTTACTTACATTACTCAACTGACGTAGCTAAACAAGAACTATTAGACTACACTGATAGACTTAGTTCACGCTCATCCTTTAGATTAGAGCTCGAAACCTTCAATAAAGCTCATTTAGGTGTAGGTAGAGCACGACACAAGGCAGAATCTATGTATGATGGTGAAGATTATGTACTACAGGTAGACGCACATTCATGGTTTTGTAAAGATTGGGATGAACTCTTAATAGGACTATTAAAGACTCAAACAGATAAAACTATATTGACTGGATATGCTCCTGCTTATATATCTAAAAATGGAATCAGAGAACCTAAGGGAAAAGGTTTTTTACTTCCTATTTACAACAAAAAAGTGGAACCAGTTGATTGGCTACTTAATTGGCATGCAATTACTCCACCTAGTTCACTACCTTTTATACCTACTAAGTTCTGTGCGAACTTTGCTTTTGGTACAAGTGAATGGGGTAAGTACTCTGGACTAAATAAAGAATCTATATTTTGGAGTGAAGAACCTTTACAAACTAAAAATTTAAAAGATAGAAGTTTTGAAATGAAACTACCTAATGTAGATTATCCACTTATATGTCATCTCTATGAAAGAGACATAGAAGGTGAAGGAGGAAAGCGTTCTGATATTGGAGCTTATATTTCTGATGAAGAAAAAGAATATTTAATTAATGTTGTAGATAAAGAAATTTATTTGTCGAATTTTTTACAACCACATTCACAATCACTATAGTCATAAATATGACCTTTAACTTCTGATGATTGAGGTGCTCTGTCTGTAACTTGACTTTTTTTAATTAATTCCCATTCTAAGTTGTATCTATTAACCATACACTTAGGGTACTATAAAAATACATTCTCCTGGGCATTCTTCAGCTGCTTCTGTAACTATATCTTCGTCACCCTCTGGAACTCTTGCTAAACCTTCTGCACCTTGGTCGTTGCCATCAATAGAACTAAATATTTTAAGGTCACCAAAGTTTCCAACAGTTTCCTGAACATAGGCTAGACCATCATTTTTCATAGTAAAGATGTCTGGTGCTATTTCTGCACATAGTCCGTCACCTGTACATAAGTCTTGGTCTATCCAAACTTTCATCTGTTCTTCCTTGTAATTTCTCTATACCCATTAGTCATCTTACTACGTAAGTTCCAAGATTCTTTGCTATTAGATTCGTAATCTTGTTTTGAAAACTCTTCAACTTTTATTTTATGTTTACTTCTTTTAAATGGTATTACATGTAAGAAAGGTGTACCTCTTTGTAAAACTCTATCTCCCTCACTATGCCATATGCTTGGAAAGTTTACTTGATGAAAACTATCTGTTTCAACAATTCCTGGTAGTAATGTGAAGTCATCATTTCTTTCTAATAGGGGAGGTATGAATAACATTGACCAACCTGGTGGTGTATAGAAAAACCAAGGACTTGTAAATTTAACAGCTCTTCTTAAATCACCTCTCTTAAATGGGTAAGTAGCAAATTGTGCTTCATTGTGAAACTCTATAGTACTACCTATACCATTGTCTCCATGATTAGTATCAAAATGAAACTCATCACCTTGTCTTTGTATAAAGATGTCAGACCATAGTGGTATTATGTATCCTTCTGCAAAGTAATCAACAACAGCAGGACATTTTTTAAGAGTATGCGAAGACCATTTTTTAAGTATTTGACCAAGCACAGGAAACGGCTTATGGTCTGGTCTAGGTAAGTCCATTGGTAGTTTGCGAAACCATTCAGGTATCATTTGACTTGCAGGTACTGGTGGTTCTAATTCTACTAAAGCAGGTATCTGCGTTTTAAAAGTTATATTGTTGCCTTTGAAACTATTCATTGAAAAACCAATGGTCAGGTTCTACGAAATGAAAAAACATTTGACCTACTTCATTTGTTTCTGGATTAGGAAAATCTTCACGCCAATGCTCTTGGTCTTCTCCGTAGAAACAAAGTGCTTCATTAGGTTCTAAGTCATACTTATTACCTTCTACAAATAAAGACCAATTATCTTTTTGATATAAGCATAGGTCAATAGTGTATGTGCAGGCATTGTTATCTTTATGAGATTGTAACTTAGCATGCTCACCTTCATAGTGAACAAACATAGAATAACTTGGTAGAAGTGTATCTGATTTAAATACTTCTCTAGCCATTGGAACAAGCATCTCATTGTAAACATTTAAAGTTTTCCAATCATGATTAATAGCACCATATCTACCAAACTCTTCACTAAAAGGAAATTTATACTTTTGTCTGTAACAAGTATCTTTCAACTTATTAAAGACAGACTCTGGAAATAAGGGAGATAACTTTAGAATATCCATTTTTTCTTTGGCATAACTTTCTTAGCTCTTCTTTCTTTAGCTAAAGGATAGAGCATATTTGTTTCACGTCTGTTCTTACTAGATTGTGTAATCTGATTCCAAGTCTTACTGAATGTTTCATTCCATTCAACATACTTAATTTTTACAGGCTTGCTAAATAACAGGTTGAACATTACAGTATCGTGGTTTAAGTTTAGTTCTCTGTTTTCTAGGTCAGTCCATTCAAAAGCCCATGAAAGTCCTCTTGACCATGCGTATATAGGCATAAACCCTGGGATAGTAGATACAGGTAAGTTTTGTCCTGTATTCCTATCACTAGGTATTACATCCATCCAAACTTCTTCATCATCAGTAAACAACATAATTGGTAAGGATATTTGCATTACTGGTTTATCAGGGTGACCCCAAGCTTCTTTTTCTTCCATAATTACATCATTAAAAGGTCCATGATGTTTAACAGCACCATAAAAACTAGCACTATGCTTGTATCCACCAAATCTATCTATTTCATCACTAAACTGATTATCTTCTAACTTAATCTTTACATAAGACCATGGAAACTTTACTTCGTACATTCTGTTTCGCATAAACTGTGTAGATACACATCCATTAGGAGCTTTTATAAACTTGTTTGGTGTTTCAAAGTTTATTGGTGGTGTTTCATAAGTAGTTGTTTCTTGGTTCTCTAAACCACCCCAAACCATATTAGGTCTAGGTAAAGTCCATGCTACTTCAGGCATTCCTTTATGAATAGTGCTTAACTTCTTAGACCATATATCAGTTAGTCTAGGTATTTTCTGTTTACCATGTGGTACAGGGCATTTACTCATAATATTCCATCCTTCTTCCATCTTCTTTTGTTTTGCTGAGTTAACCAACGATACCAACCATTTTGTCTTGTTCTCTCACCAGCTCTACTTTTTGCGTAATACTCTCTTTCTTCTTCATCCATTTTACGAGATTCAAATTGACCTAAATCCCACCCGTCTCTCTTAAAAGGTATGACTTGTATTAAAGGCATTCCTTGTCTAAAGATTCTTTCGTCTCTTCCATGATAAAGAAAAGGTATGTTCATTTGATGATAACTATCAGTTTCAACAACACTAGGGAATATCTCTATTTCCCAATGTCTGTGATACCAAGGTTGCGTAATTAGAACAGACCAACCTGGTGGTGTTACTATATCCCAAGGATTAGCAAACTTTAAAGCTGTATTAAAAGAACCGTCTTGTATAGGTAAGTTACCAATAGATTGTGGCTTATGATAAGTAATAGTTTCTTCATTAGCATGTTTGTTATACCAATTGAAACCTGTTTTGTCATCATGATTGATTTTCAAGTCTAACCACAAAGGTATAATGTAACCACTAAACATTATGTCTTTTACAGTAGGACATTTTTTCATAGAGTGGTCTTTATATGGGACAGTATTCCAGCTATCATCATGCTCTCTCATTTCTGACCATTCTCTTTGTAAATGCTTATAATAAGCTGGCATGAACTCAGTAGCTCTTTGAGGGGGTGCTAAGTCTACATATTCAGGGCTTGAAGTTAAGAAAAGTATTTTTTCGTCGCCTACTTTATGTTTCTTTACTTCGAGAAGTCTACTATATTCTTTTTTCTCCCACCATTTTTTCATGTTACTCCAGTAGTAAATCTGCAGTAATTACTGCTTCTAATATTGTATCACTTGTTTCCTTGTAAGAAATAGCATCTCCTACTTTTTCCCAGTGTACTAATTTGATTGTTTTTCCTAATGAATTTAAATATTCTATATCGGAAGATACGTCTTCAAGTAAATCTGTGTCCCATCTAATCCATATTTTCATATCGGAATTATTAGCGATAGTATCAGTAGCACCTTTTAAAACATCTATTTCAGTTCCATTTGTATTTATAAATAAAACATCTGGTGATAAGTCTAAGCTATCAACTGTTACTACTTCTACTGATTCGCTTGCATTACCCATAGTTTTATCTATAGAACCTTTTGATTGATTATCTTCAAAATAAACTAAATCACTATTACCAGAACTGCTACCAGCAGCTTTATTAATATTTGTACCAGTTGGTGCATTTGCTTCAAGTAAACTAAACCTAGAATCATTAGGTTCTAATGAAGTTACTGTTACCTCATTCTCAATTAATTGTTTACTGTTTAATCCAAATCCTGCACCTATTACTAATGCTTCGTCTATTGTCTCTGCATTGTTAAATATCCAGAACTCTAAAGAAGAGTTAATATGTCCTAGTTCTTCTACTCTTGATTCAAATTTGTCTGAGTTGTCATAATCAGCAGTAATACCGCATCTAAAACCTTTTTTTACTATAGCCAATCTTTAATCACCTCTGATTCACTTCTGCCTGATGGAAATTGATATCCTTGTTTTGTGTGTTGTCCTAAAACAAAGTGATAATTATCAGGTCTTGCAAAGTTAAAATATAAACACAAACTTAATCCAGTGTTATTTTTAACATAATGTTCAAATTCTTGTCCGTTGTAAGCTATTGCCTCTTCATTTTGGACAACAATTTCTTGTCCTTGGTATTCTAACACAAGTTCATTTTCGGAGAAGTAATTATAAAGTATGGTGTGTTCAACAGGACCAGTGTCATGATGACTACTTGTTTTCCTATCTTCATACCAGCTAAGAGTTGCAAATGTAGGTAGTAGGTCATGTATTGCAAAAGTTTCTCTAGCTACATCAATAAGAGAATTGTGATACATGTTTAATTCATTACATTGTTTAACCATGTGTGAACCATCTGGACTTTCTTTCCATTTACTGTCTTCATAGTATGGAGATTCATTGTCCAACCAATATTTCATTTCTTCTAATTTGTTACCTTTAAATATTTCATTTAACTTAACTGCGTTCATTATTAACACCTTCCCTGTATTGCAGAGGCATGCCTTCCCAATCCATAGGATGACCTAGCCATGTTACTATTGCATATTTAGTTCCTTGAACCACGGGCATTGCTTGGTGTACATATGCGTAGTTACTAGGAAACAATACTAAAGCTGGTTTATCTGGTTTTATCATTTCATCAAAATGTACAAAGTATGTACCTCCACCTTCATATTCAGATGGGTTTAAAAGTATTAATGCTGATAAGTATCTAGGTATATGTGGTGCGTAATCAGCGTGTGGTTTATATTCTTGTCCACCACCATATTTAAGTAATTGGAAACCTTCATCAAACAATATTGGAAACTCATATTTTTTAGTATATTCATTTACAGCTGCTTCTAGTTTAGATTGAACCATTGTGCATATCTGTTGTATATCTCGTATTAAGACATCATTACCAGCTTTTACAGCCTCTCTTACTTCTCTTGATTCAGCAGGTAAGGAAGCTATGCCTGATAAATTCATTAATAGATTACTTCTAACATCTCCACCTTTATGACCTTTACCAATAGATGCATTCTCATAACCTAAAGGTATTTGACTGTTCTCTAAAGCTTCTGCTGCTTTTATTACTTCTTCTGCTTGTGTTCCTGAAAAGAAATCTTCATAAATTTCTACTACACCCATATTATTCATCGTATTTCCCTTCTCTGTATGTCTTCTATATCTGCACCTTCTTCTAAACTTGCAATATCGTAATGTGAAGCACATGACACAAGAAAAGCTGCTTTCCTACCATTTAAAAGAGGCGTAGTTGCATGTGACCACATATATGAACTTGGCATAATAACTACACTACCAGCTGGTGGTTTGTAAGGGTCTACTTCAGGAAAATATCTAAAACTTAAAGCTCCTCCATCAAAATCATCATTCAAGTAAGTTAGAGCAGTTATTCTTCTAAAGTATGGTGCAGGATAGTTTTGATTTGTATTAGGATTTCTTACAGAGTGATTGTCACTATGGTAAGTCATGTGTTTAGGTGGTCTGTATGTTATATACTGCCAATTTTCCATCCAATTCACTTCTCTTGAGACTTCTTCAAACATATCAAAGTAATCTGCAATTTTATCTAAAACATTTTTTTGACAATATTTTAAAAAGGTTTTTGAATCTTCGTGTTTAAAATCGTTTTCAGGTGAAAATCTAATAGGTCCATTTGCTAAAGCTACAGAGGATTTTGCATTTTTTTGTTTAATGTCTTGTTCAGTAACAGTAGGTACCCAAGCGTCAACTTCTTTATTCATTGTATCGATGACACCTTCTGGTACATCTAAGCAGTTTTCCCAAGACCAAACGCCTTTAACTACCTCTATTGGTTTTACTCTACGCCAAAGATTATTCTTCTTCACTCGGTGGTGCCTCATATATAGATATTTCTTTTGTTTGTATTTCTGTATCTTCTAATTTCAAAACTAAATCATACCAACCAATAGGTAATCTTATATGCTCAGTATGAAAGAAACCTGCTCCTACATCATATTGAAGTATGTGAGTTGCGTGTATATTCTGAGATTCGGAAGGCTTATCTAAGTTCTTAGTCCACACTTCTAGTACATATTGAGGTAAGTTTTTTCTATCAGCAAAGTCATCTACATAAGCAATTTGAAAATAAGAAGCATCGCTTTCATTTGCGGGAGCATGCATTTCTTGAAACTCAGGTATAAATAACCAACCAGCTTCATCTGGACTTTCTACGTATTGTTCTATATTAGGAAATATCCCATGATGGACTTCGTTAGTATTATGTTCCCATTCTGACTTAAAGTCCTCAATATCAAGACTTTCGGGTACGTAGTATACTCTCCTCATCTATTCCTCCCAAATTAAATTAACTGCTAATTGCTGCATGTGCTTCAAGCGACTCTTTTAGATAGTCTATGACAACTTCATGGACTTCATTTTTAGTAGCTTTGTAAGCATCTACATCAGCAAGAAAAGCGTCTTCATCAAAAGCATCTACATCTTCGCCTAATTTAAATAAGCAGTTAGCAATAGCTTTTTCTAATGTTTGCTTTGCGTCTGCTTTTTCAATAGCTAATGCATCAGCATCTATTGATAAGTTCATATCATTTTCTCCTACGGTATAAGATTTATTTATTAAGTATAGCATTTGAACTCTAGGTATGTCGTTTTTCCAAAACTCACTCCATGGAAGATACTTTTGAGCCCATCTTTCAGATTCTGGTATATAAACATCTTTATATTCCGATAAGCTGAAAAATATTCTTATATAATCGTCTTCTACTCCAACACCATCTTCTCCATCACCTTCATCTTCTTCACCTATGAATGCAGTACCTGTTGCATAAATATCTGTGTAATCAGATGAGGTATATATGTAGGGTGAAGTATTTTTTATATAAAAGTTAGTATGAGGAGCTATGTTGGTATCAATATTCCACTGGTATCCTATTTCATAACAGAAGGTACATGTTGAACCACAAGTTAGTTCTCCATATTCACAGTGTTCTTGGTTGTAATCAAAATCTCCGTCTTTTCTTTTTATGAAAAATGAAAATTTATAATCTGAACCTGTATCTATGTCTACGTATTCATTACTTCCAAAAGATACTTTAGTTCTTGGAAAAAAGGGTATTGATAAATCGTCATGAGATTCATCTGGATTAAAATATCCTTTAAAATGCCATAAGTCATATTCAGACTGATTTCCATCTTCTCTATCGTAATAGACTCTTACAATAGCCATGTTAAACCTTAAATGTCTTGACGGTACCTGAAGCGTATCCTGTTACGTCTGTTAATACTCCTGTTAGTGGAATATCTTGTGAAACTATAAATATAACTCCACCACCAGTAGTTGTTTCACCACTAGCTTCTATTGTTCCATAACCTTGTATTTTTCTAGCACAAAGAACTACAATTCCTCCACCATAGTTAACACTATCTCCTGCACCACCATTTAAAGCTGTAGGTGTAGTTGAACCACCATGTTGTATAACTCCATCAACTGCAATATCAGGATGATTAAAATAATCTGCACCTTCTGTTGGAGCAGTAGCAGTATAACCGTTACCATTTCCTCCAAGAGAATCAATCACTGCTGCTTGACCACCACCTTTTAAAGTTCCTGTTGTGGATACTCCACCAACTCTACCTATTTTGGTATCTCCTTGATTAGTTGATGTTGCAGCCATAGCTAGATTATTTCTTACAAATACTCTATATCCTGCTGTATCTAAAACTATTCCTGGGTTTATTGTTAAATTGTTATAGTACATATCTCTAGCGAGAGTTGTATTAGTTGAGATAGTTACATTACCATCCATCCCTGAACCATAAATACTGTCAGGTATTACATCGAATGTTTCAAAGTCTGAAGGTACTGCACCATCACCGTATTCTGTTATTGGCATATTAAGCTCCTGGGTCTGTGTCGTCTGCGTCTATATTAAATACTGTTACTACTGTTCCTGAGCCAGACGTTCCAGCTCCACCAGTTCCAGCTGCTGCTGATAAAGTTAAACTTCCTGGAAGTGGTTTTGTACCAGTTACAAAAAGAACTGTTCCTCCACCTGCGTTATAAGCTTCTGAAGAGGCACCACCTGAACCACCAGCACCACCTGGATGATAGTTAGTAGGGTTTGATTCATTATTGTTTTCAGTATTATTAGCATTGTTATTTCCATAGTTTGCACCATAGTTTGCACCATAATTAGAACCGTAGTTAGTAGGGTTTGAACCGTAGTTTGTAGGGTTAGAACCATAGTTAGTATTTGAACCATAGTTTGTATAAGGATGTGAATGTGCATAGTGATAATGGTAACTACCTGTTGACCAGTTATTAATTGTTACTGGATGCCAGTGATAATGTGTGTGAGGATTAGAACCACTATAAGAATAGTTACTTGTATATGAATAGTTGTTACCTGAGTATGAGTAGTTATTACCTGAATAACTATAACCGTAAGAATATCCATATGAATAGCCATAAGAGTATCCGTATGAATACCCATAGCTATAACCATATGAATAGTTATTTCCTGGTGTTTGTGCGTCTGGGGCGGCTGCACCATCTGAACCTTGTACTGAAGCACTTGAATCATCTCCGTCAGCTCTTATTGTTCCATCACCAACAACAGTTTTAGCTACGACTATTACAACTCCACCACCTTCTGCTCCAGAACCAGCAGAAGCTGCATTACCATCTGCACCTCTACCACCTGGTTGACCTACAGTTTGATAGTCAGCCCAATTAGTATCTGAACCATCTGTTCCTGCATTAGCATTATTATTAACAGCACCTTGTCCTCCACCTGAACCACCACCTACGAATTTATATGCTTCAGCTGCTGCATCAAACATTCTTCCAACAATTGCTGCTGATAAGTTAAACATTTCATTTTCTCCAGCAAAGAATTGATTAGCATCATGTGTATTTTGAGCTTGTGAACCAGATTTACCACCTAGTGTATCAGTTGCTGCTGTACCTTTAGTAAAACCACCTTTAAGAGTTCCTACTGTAGTTTTATTAGTAAATCTTCCAATACGGGAAGAAGCATCTGTAAAAGTTAAAGTACCTCTAACGAACACACGATATCCATTTGTATCTAAAGTACAACTTGAATTAATTGTTAGGTCATTGTAGAACATATCTCTAGCAAGACTGGTGTCGGCAGCAATTGTAACATTACCATCTTGACCAAATCCGTAGATTTCGTCCCCACCAAGCCTATCTAAAAAGATTGGGTCTGGTTCGATGATTGGCATTAGGTAACCTCTACGCCAGAAACATGAATATTAACAGATGTTGCTGCTGAACATTTTGCAGCTATTGATGCTGAAGCAGGTACAACCATAGCTAAGTCAATAACTGTAGTTGTGTTTGCTTGAACAGTTGTATCACCAAAAATAATATGTTGGTCACCAGTTGTATCCCCTGTAGGAATAACTTTGACTTCTACTGTTCTATCAGTTGCTGTATAGTTCGCTAGCAAGATTTGCTTAATAATACACTTATTAGAATTACTGAATACTTGTGCTTCAGATGTTCCAAGTGCAGTTACTTCTGCAAGTTCTGCTGCTGTATATATTGCCATTTATTCTCCTTATAGTCCCATCCACTGAAGTGCTTCTGTTGTGTGTAGCTGTTGAGCTTTCACTTTAACCATTGCACTAGCGGAATTGTCGTATAACATTACTAAATCGTTGTCTTCATCCACATCAATTGATGTTCCGTCTGTAAGTCTTGTTGCATCTATGTTTAAATCTACTGCACCAGAACCTGCACCTCCAGATATACCTGATAATGCATCAGTGGTAACACCAACAATGTCACCAATGTCCATTGATAACCAAGAGCTTGCAGTTCTAACTTGTAGACGGTCATCAGTACTGTTGTATATAATCATACCTTCAGTAGCTGTGGTGATTGCGTCTCTTTCTGTATCTGTGTATGCAGGTATTAATGGTCCACCATCAGCTGAACCAGCTATAAATTCAGATAAACCATTTGAGTCTCCACCTGCTGTGGTAGCTACTCTAATAAGATGTTGTCTTGTCGCCATTACTTAGTTCCTTCTCCATGACTAAAATAGTTCTCAGGGTCGTACTTGCTATTTACAAATTCTCCCACAGACTTTTCAATCATATTATAATCTAACTCTTCTTCCTCTGTGTCTTTTAAAAAAGGTAGCATTTTTACTAACCATGAACTAGCCCAACCTATTGCAAAACCTGATATAAAAGCTATAAATACTTCCATTATGCAATCACATCCACAGCTATTCTTAAAGAGCCATTACTTGTTTGTCCAACTTCTATAAATCCAGAACCACCTCTTTCAGTATCTAAACCATAAAGATTTACAACAGTTGCATTGTTAGATATTTCTGCAATTAAGTCTGGATGATTTAACTGTGAGTTATTGTATCTTGAGCCTAAACCATAACCACCTAATTGATGAACGCTACGATAAGTTGAACTAGATGTTACAGGTAAACTAATTGCTGTAACTATAAAGTCTGATGATAAACCAAGTGAAGACCTAGTAATTGCTGGATAGTTAACCTTGTATAAGTTTCCAATTTTTGTGTAATTAGCTGTTGCAGTAGCAGTAGTCCAGTTACCACTATCAAAACTACCAGTAGTAGTTAATGTAGAGCTGTAATAAATTGTGGCTGTAAATGTTCCTGTTTCCCAAGTAAGCGTAGCAGTAGCTTCACCTGTGTTATCAATTTTTAATCTTTCGCTACCTGCTGTGTGCATCCTAATTGTGTCATCATCAGCAGTATCTTCTACCTTAATAAATGTATCTGTGTCGCCATCTCTAAATACTGTTGCAGAGTTTGAAGTTCCTGTAATGTTTATTGGGTCGCTAGAACCATCAGCAAGAACTAAGTCTATGTCTGTAGCTGAGGTACCAACATTTGTAAATTCTATTGGGTCTGAACTTGCATTTGCAAGTGTAAGAGGCATCTCATCATTAACACTAAAGCTAACTGCTGCTGCGATATTTGATTTTGCAACTTTCTTTAATGCAGAAGCACTTGTATCAAATGTTACTAAGAAATCATCTTCTGCTGGAGAGGTATCTTCTGTTAAAGCAGTTATAGCTGCTGTTGTAATACCTGTAGCATTACCTTCAAATGTTCCAGCTACAAAAGTCTCTGAGCCAACTGTCCACTTGTCTGTACTTTCGTTCCAAATAAGTGTTTTGTTAGTGTCGTCACCTCTCTCAATTTCAATACCACCATTCTCTGAAGCAGAGCCAGTTGCATTGGAATTAAGAACGATTTGATTATCAGCTAAAGCTATTGTTTCTGTATTGACAGTAGTTGTAGTACCAGAAACTGTTAAATCACCAGATACAGTTAAGTCATTAAATGTTACATCAGATGTTGTAGCTACAGGCTGTCCAATAGATATTGCTCCAGCGTTATATGTAACACCAGTTCCACCAGAAAGTCTTGCATCAACTCTAGCGTTAGTAAAGAATAATTGTCCACTACCTTCTGTGATATCGTCTGTATCAGGAACAACATTAACCCAAGCACTTCCGTTATATTGTAAGAACTCTCCTGAAGCTAATGAAGTTAGAGTAACATCTGTTAATTGTGCTACTTGTGAACTAGCATCTCCAGGTTCCCATGTAGAACCAGACCATTTAAGAGCTTGACCACTTGATGGTGCTGAAGTTGTAGTATCTACATCACTTAAATCATCTATTGATACAGTACCAAAGTCTATATCTACTTCACTATTAGAAGTGTCATCAGTAATTGTAATCTTTGCAGAACCTGCATTAATTTTCTTAAACTCTAAATCTTCTCCAGCTTTTTGTTTAAATAATCCAACACCAGCAGTTCCAACATTAGAAGCTGTGTTAGTTTCACCAGAACCAGATAGACCAGATACTGAGGATAATACAAATGTTCCTGCACTGTTATCCCAAGAAACAACCTTTTGGTTTTCACTTGAACCTGGTGCAGAGAATCCAACATTTGCTAAATCTTGTAAGTTAGCTAATGCTATTCTTGCGTCTGCTCTTGCATTTGTATAATAAAGATTTGATGAGCCTTCTGTTAGCCCGTCTGTATCACTAGGAATATCAGAAGTTAAAGCTAATGTACCAGTACCACTAGGAACTGTATGTGTATTAAGAGTTCCAGATAATGTTGTACTACCAGCAACTGTTAATCCAGTATCATTTAATAATTGAAGACTATCACTTCTTAGTCTTGCAGTAATAGTACTTGTACCTGCTTTCATATTTGCAAATTCAATAATTCCGTCTTCAGTACCATCAGTTACATCTTGTATCTTTCCAGAAATTTTTGCATAAGTTCTTTGAGTACTGTTATCGCTTTCACCAAAGAATTTAATTTGTCCTAAGTAATCTGCATCAGCAGGTGATGAACTATCTCTAACTAATTCAATTATTGGTCCAGCAGATGAGCCAGCATCTGTACTTTTAGATTGGAAAGTTCCATTCTCCATTAAGATACTTCCAGCTCCAAAGATTTGATTGTTGTTTAAATCTAAGTTACCACCAAGTTGTGGAGTAGTATCTTCTACTACATTGTTTATAGATACTGCTTGTGCTTTAGCATCTGTGTAATAAAGATTAGTGCTACCTTCTGTTAGGTCATCAGTAGTTGCTGCTGCTATTCTTGCATCAGCTCGTGCATTTGTGAAATATAAGTTTGTTCCTTCAGCTAAATCGGCTGTATCTTTTGTAGCTAATTGTGTATCAAAGGTTGAGTTAAAGTCAGCAGTAGCTAACTTAGTTGCAATACTATTTGTTACAGTAGTAGAGAAACTAGCGTCATCTCCTAAAGCAGCTGCTAATTCATTAAGAGTGTCTAATGTACCTGGTGCTGAATCTACTAAGTTTGAAACTTGTGTGTTTACATAGCTTTGAGTAGCGTATGTATTATTTGTTAAGTATGTACCAACTCTTGTATCTGTATAGTAAAGATTTGAGCCTTCTGATAAATCTCCTGTATCAGCAGCAGCCATCTTAGTATCCCATCTAGCTGTGGTGTAATATAAGTTTGTTGAACCTTCTGTTAAATCATCAGTAGTACTGTCTGCTAAAGAAAGTCCTTGTACAGATATAACTCCATCACCACCCATACCAGAGTGATGTTGACAATAGTAGTAAAGAGTATCAGCAGTAGCAGCGTCTACAACAATTTGTGTATAAGCACCTGATGTACCTGGAGTTCCGTTTGTTGTAACACCAGTTGTATAGTTAGCACCAGAAGCATGAGTACCATTTTTAGTTGTAGATAAAAGTATAGGATGTCCAGAGTTAGAATTATCAGATTGGTCGAACCTATATGTAATACCTGGAATAAGTTGTACATTTGCATTTAGCTCTGTATCTAAATAATATTTGTTGCCAGAGCCAGGGTTAGAAACAGTAACTGCAAACTTTATAATTGCAGTATTGTCTTCAAAGTTTATTGTTTTATTTGTAAGAGTATCAGTAGAGCTTTCAGTTACTACTGTTGAGTCTATTGATATAGCACCAGAGCTAAAATTAATTCCTGTGCTACCACTTACATAACTATCTATCTTATTTTGTACTCTTGTATCTGTATAATATAAATTATTTGAACCTTCTAATACATCATCAGTATCTTGTGTTTTTACACGAAGCATTCCATCATTACCCATACCAGAGTGTGCTGTACAGTAGTAGTACAAGTTAGGTGTCATACCGTCTACTACTATTTGTAGATATGAACCTGTTGAGCCTTGTGAACCATTAGTTGTTACACCTGTTGTGTAACTAGAACCACTATTATGTGAACCGTCTTTAGTTTCAGATAAAGCAAATGGATGACCAGATGTTGAGGAGTCTGATGTATCAAATCTATATGTTACACCTGGAAGTAGTTGTACAGTACTTGCTAGTTGTCCGTCTAAGTAAAATTTATTACCACCTGAAGCATTGGATACTGTTACAGCATATTCAATTATTGCTGTGTTGTTTTCAAAATTAACTACTTTATTAGTTAGTGTTTGAGAGTCAGCTAACGTAGCTACAGTACCATCAATACTTATAGCACCTGTGCTGTTGTCATAAGTAATTCCTGTACTACCTGTTAAGGATGCCCTAGCTCTTGTAGCAGTATGATAAAGGTTTGTAGTACCTTCAACCATACTATCTGTATCAAACTCTGAAAAGTCTATGCTTATTGCTCCAGAGCTATATGTTATTCCAGTTCCACCTGTGTGGTAAGCTGAAACTCTAGCATCTGTATAATAGAGGTTTGTTCCCTCAGATAAGTCAGTAGTTGAATGATTAGATATGTCTGAAACAGTACCTGTGACATTTCCAGTCAAAGCTCCTTCAAAAGTCCCTGCTACAAATGTCTCACTACCTACAGACCACTTGTCTGTGCTTTCATTCCAAACTAATGTCTTATTACTATCATCGCCTCTTTCAATCTCAATACCTGCATTCTGAGAAGCATTACCTGTAGCGTTTGAGTTAAGAAGGATAACATTATCTGCTAATTCTATTGTCTCTGTGTTAACAGATGTTGTTGTTCCTGATACAGTTAAGTTACCATCGATAACAACGTTTCCGTCTGCATCTATGTTATTAAATGTTACGTTGTCAGTAGTTCCAACTGACTGACCTATTACAATTTCACCTGATGTAATTGTTACACCAGTACCACCAGATATGTGTGCTCTGACTTCTGAAGCAGATGGTCCAGTATATGTTATAACTCCTGTCGAGTTGTCATATGACAGTGAACCATCTCCTCCAGAATCAGTAACAGAAACAGAAGCTCTAGCTTTTGCATCGGTATAGTAAAGATTAGTTGAGCCCTCTGTTAGAGAGTCTGTATCATGATTTGCTATAGATGAAACAGTACCAGTAACGTTACCAGTTACATTACCTGTGACATTACCTGTGACTGCACCTGTATGGGTACCAGCTGTGTTACCAGTTACATCACCTGTAACATCTCCAGTTAAATCTCCAGTTACATTACCTGTTACGTTACCTGTTAAGTTACCTGTGACGTTTCCAACTAAGTCAGCAGTAACCTGATTAAAAGTTACATCGCTTGATGTTCCTACTTCTTGAGGTATGGTTAAAGTTAATGTTCCAGCAGTGTCATCATAAGTAGATGTTATTCCTGTTCCTCCAACTACAAGTCCATTTACGATGTCTTCTAAAGCATCTTCTACTTCTGGTAGGTCTACAGTTAAAGTTAATTGATTGTTTGTGTCGTCATAGCTAATGTCTATTCCACTTGATGTAGAATCTACTAATAATGCAGCGACTCTATCGTCTACTCTTTCTGAGGTAAAGTATAAATTACTACCTTCAGTTAAATCATCTGTAGTAGCAGCTGCAATTCTAGCGTCAGCCCTTGCGTCTGTGTAATAAAGGTTACTTCCTTCAGACAAGTCACCAGTATCTTTACCTGTAAAAGCTGTATCAAATCTTGCAGTAGTATAGTAAAGGTTTGTTCCCTCTGCTAAGTCAGTAGTACTAAAGTCACCAAAATCAACTGTAATAGTTGGTGTTGCTGTTTCTCCAGTATTGTTAGAAAGGTCTATACCTGTTCCAGCAACAAGGCTTGCAACGTATGCACCTTCAGTATCTGTTCCTAAATTAAGTGGTTCATTAATAAATGCTGAACCATTGTATCTAAGGATGTCACCTGTTTGTGTAGAAGTTAAAGTTATATCAGATAAATCTCCAACACTAGCTGCTGCTATACGAGCATCTGCTCTAGCGTTTGTATAGTAAAGATTAGTTCCTTCTGTTAAATCAGCTGTGTCAAATGAAGACATTGTTACTGCTACTGTTGGTGTTTGTCCTTCACCTGAGTTAACACTAACACTGATACCAGTACCAGCTACTAAGCTTTCTACATAATCACCTATAGTGTCTGTAGATAAGTTGACTGGGTCATTAATCCAGTTAGAGCCATTGTATCTTAAAAAGTCACCACTAGCTAAACTTGAGAATGATACATCGTTCATTTCTTCTAATGTATCTTCTGTCGATACTTGAGCATCAACATAAGCGGTAGTTGCTAATTTAGTACTATTATCACTAGAACTTTGAGTTGTAGCTGTGACACCATCTTCAATTGTAGATGTAGCACTCAATGCACCAGTGAAAGAAGATGCAACAAATCCGTCTGAACCTACTGTCCAATAATCATTTGTTTCGTCCCATAGTAATGATTTATTAGCTGATGTTCCTCTCTCAATTTCTATACCAGCATTTTCTGTTGGAGAGCCAGTTACATTATTGTTTAAAACTATTGTGTTATCGTCTACTGTTAATGTTTCAGTATTAAGAATTGTTTGTGTACCGTCAACAGTTAAATTACCTGTAATTGTTACATTGTTAGTAACAGATAAACCACTAAATGTGACTGTATCAGATGTACCTAAACCTAAAGAAGTTCTTGCTGTTGCACCACTTTCGACAGTCCATGCAGAACCATTGGAAACAATAAAAGCACCATCTGCGTGAGATAGTCCTGCTATTGTTGCTAAGTCTTGGTCGTAACCTTGTACGTTAACGCCAATCTCAATACCTAATGCAGTTCTTGCACCAGATGCAGTAATGGCACCAGTACCACCATCATCTATACCTATAAAATCTGCTGCTTGTAATTCAGCAAAGCCGATAGCGTTATTACTACCGTCATAATTAACTCTTACTGGCGTTTTTTCTGCCATTATTCAGCTACTTCCATGTCTATTATGTCTTCTGTACCTGAGCTATCTAAGTATGTAAGTTGTAAAGTTGAATTGTCACTTTTTGCTGGCATAAGTATGTCTACTACAGAACCTGAGCTTTGTAATAAAGGTAGACTTCTGGTGCTAACACCTACGTATCCTCCACTTCCAGAAACAGCATCTGATGTGGCTACATTAAAAAATTTATTTCTTAAAGGCACTCCAGAATTTTCTCCTAGTTTAGTAACTACGGGTGCTTTACCAACCATTGATAAAGTCTTAGGTACTTTACTGTTCACTTTAACAGTTTTTGTTGAACTATCGGTTATTATATCTATCTGGTCACGGTCAGCTTTATACCTTGTATCTAAAGAACTTTCGTCATCAGAATCAATAGTTAATGTATCACTTTCAGCATTAGCTTGTATAGTATTTTGATTTGTAGAAGCTACTTGGGTAAAAGCACTTTGGTTAACATCACCACTTGTACTTGCAGCAATTGTTATAGTATCTGTTGTTGAATCTGATGTAATTGTTACGTTAGAGCCAGCAACTAATGTAAGAGTATCTTCATTACTATCGGCAATCATTGTACTGCCACCAGCAATAATATTTTTAAACGCTTGTGCTGCTCCTCCACCAGAAGCACTTATAGTTAAGGTATCACTACCTCCATCAGTAGAAAGACTTATACCTGAACCAGCTACTAAATTTAAGGTATCGCCAGTAGTATCTGCTTGTATGGTGTCTTCACCCGTTACAACTATATTTCCAAAAGCTTGTTGTTGATTTGGTAAATCTGTCCAACTTAGATTTCCATAACCATCAGATTTCATTACTTGGTTAGCTGCACCAGAATTACCATTTAATTTAAGTTTTGAACTTAATAAATCAAAGTAACCATCAGTAGTAAACTTTGCACGTATAGTTCCGTCTGTAGCAAAATATAATTCTTTTGATGCTATTGTACCCATTACTAACGAGCCGTCAGTAACCATTGTTTGTGCGTCTAAGTAAAGATTGTATCCAATTTCATCACCATTACTATCAACAGTGGTGTCGTCAATATGGACTATTGCATTAGATACTTGATATCCATAAGGGTCTCCATTTGAATCAAGACTAAATACATGGTCGTTATAATCGGTAGAGCCAGCTATTCGCTGTGCTGCATCATGAGTGGTATCAATAGGCATTATTCCTCAGTGGGTAATTCGCTGCCTAATGTTCCTCCATATAACTTAAATAAATAACGTAATCTATCTAGTTCTTCTTTCAATTGTTTAGTCGTTTCTTTCCAATTTTCAAAATCGGAATGACCTTCTTCTAATTTATCAACCATCATTTCAAAATGTAGTTGTTCAGCTTCAAACATTCTTTGCAAAACATATTGTCTTTTTGCATCATGGTCAAAAAAGAAGTAATTAGTATCCCAGTCGTTTTTAGGTTGTTCCTCTGACATTATTCCTCTAGTTCCGATAGCTTAGCTTTTAATGCAGTTATATCTGCACTTGCGTCAGCTAAATCTTGAATTATCTGCACATCTTCTTGGTCTGCGAGTTCTAATTCAAATATTCTAAGTTCTTTGTTCTCTATTTGTTTTTCTAAATAATTTATTTGTTTATCAACAGATAGATATTCGTAATCGTATGGCATGATTTACACTCCTCGTGTAAATAATACTATGAGTTATTGAAACTAGAGGTAATTGAACGGTATGCGTTCTTAAATTTTGTAGATAAATGTAATTTATGTTCTTTGTCTGTTTTCATTTGTTCATCAGACATTTCACCAACATCTAATATAAAGTCATCTCTTTTAAAAGGAATTACTTGTATAAAAGGTGTTCCTCTTTCTATAATTATGTCTTTTTGAGTATGTATCAATGTTGGAAAGTTAATAGCATGATAAGAGTCAGTTTCAACTATTCCTGACAATACTGTAAATCTTTTTTCAAATTGATAATAAGGAGCTAAAAACATAACAGAATACCCAGGTGGTGTATATATTCTCCAAGGGTTAGAAAATTTAACTCCTTCTTTAAAATCTTTTTTATCTAGTTTCCAATTGTATATTTGTGAATTATTATGAAACTCAATACCATAAGGAAAGTTTTTATTATCCCACTCTAATAAAGTTCCATCATTCTGTAGTAGAAAGTCAGACCACATAGGAATAATGTAACCTCCAGAAATCAAGTCAATAATAGCAGGACACCTTTTAACAGTTCCGCCATGTAATTTTTTTGCTGTATCGCCTACTTTACCAAAGTAATTTGGTGGCTTATCGTTATTGCCAGGCATTTCTATAAAGTCTGACATATCTTTAAACCACTGTGGAATAAAGTAGCTAGCAGGCTTTACGGGTGCAACTTTATGAAGACCTGCGACATCGGTCTTAAACTCGATTATTTTTTTGCCTTCTTTTTTAAATATCATTTAGAGCTCTGGGTAAGTACCGCCCAAACCTTCATATTCAGTTCTTTTGTCTAAAATATTTTGCTCAAGAACTGCTAACTTTTCATCACTTGCACCATCATCTTCTAGTGTTTTGTAATGCTCTTCCATTGATTTTAATTCATTAGCCAATCTCTTTAGCTTTTCTTCAGCTGTCTCAGATGATGGGGTAATGAATTTATATTCTTCTAACGCCATTTAACCCTCCAAGGTTGTTATTCTATCTTGTAATGTGTCTATCTTAGCAGACATATCTTTTATTGCCTGTACTAATACTGCTTCAAGCTCACCATTCAAAAGACCTCTTGAGCCGTGTGCTTGCTTTTCTTCAGATTCATCCTTTAGCCATGGGTCTACATAATAAAGTCTGTCTATTAACCAAGCTACATCATTAGTATCAATACCGTCATCTTCAAGTGCTTGTTCTACATCTTGTGCTGTAATTCTGTATGTTTTTCTTTTCATTGAGGAGAAAGAGTCTCTATAAGCTTTATCTGGGTTTGACTCAATCAATCTATCTACATATCCTTCATTAAAGTTTGCTGTTACAGGATTAAGTCTATTGACTACATTAAGACCAGGTACAGTATTAGCATTTACTGATATAAACCTATCATCGTGCATCCATGCGTTAATATTTGAATTACCACTTCCATGGTTATGATTTAAGTTTGCAAAATTATTATGAGCGTGATTCGTGATAGAACTGTGATTATGAAATGAACTTGCATATGCGTGGTTATGACTAGAGTCTGCATAACCATTATGGTCGTGGTCATTGTTATGAGTATGACCAGAGTTTGCATATCCGTGGTTATGACCAGAGTTTGCATAAGTATTTCCATGATGTGCATTGGCATTATTGTTTGTAATATATGCTTCGCTATGCTCACCGTTACCATGAGGGTCTTCAGCTAATCCATAGTTGTGATTATGGTTTGTATGAACTGAGGTATCATTGACATGTAATACAGCTGCATTTACACCTGATAATGACATACCATGAGCAGAACCTCCACCTTGGTTTGCAGTTATATCTGTATGGTCAACAACAGAGTTAAATGCACTGTTGCTGGTAGATATAAAACTTGATAGGTCAGCATTTTCTAAAAAGTTTGAGTGATTATGATTAGCATTTTCTACATACACACTATGTGGATTATTAGCAAGTAAGTGGTCTCCCTCTAAAAAGTTTGAGTGGTTATGATTATCGTTTGATAATAATGTTCCTGAGTTAGGAAAACTATATCCAGAGTGACTATGACCTGAAGTTGCTGCCCAGTTTGCACCACCTGCATTATTTCTAGTTAGTACTTCACCTGGTGAGCCACTAGCCCCAGAAAAAGATAAAGTTGCACCTACAGGTATGTAAATTTCTCCAGCTGTTATTTCTAACTTACCGCTACCTCCACCAGCATATAGTTCTAAGTCATCATTCAAAAATGATGATATTCTAAAAGTATCTGCACCACCAGTACCAGCTATAGTTTCAATTCTTCCAGTTGTTGCACTTCCTTGTATAAAGCTGATATAAGTTTCGTTAGTATTACCAATTTCTATTCTGCTAGTTCCTGATGAAGTTTTTATTTCACCACCAGAACCCATGACAAAACTACCTGTGAGGCTACTAGATTGTACCTCTGCTCTAATAGTTACATCATCAAATTCAGCAGAACCATCAGATGAAAATATTTTAAAACCTGAAGTTCCAGCAGTGTAGTTTGTATATATACCAGTAGAATCAATTGTAATACCTCCTACTGTTCCTGCTTGTGCAAATAATGTACCTGCACTCGTGACATAAAAATTAGGAGGACCAGCTGTAATAGCTTGAGTAAGAGTAGTTCCTGTACTACCAGACCCTAACCAAACATTACCTGTTGTATCTAAATGAAATCCCATGTTATGGAGTTCCTCCTATGTGTAATTCTCCTCCAGTAATTGTAACAGAAGTTGCTACGAGGTCACCGCTATTAGTTACAGAAAATGGTGCGTTACCAAGAGTATGATGTCCAAGGTATAAGTTACCATTTTCATCAACTACAAAAATATCTGTATCCGTTGTATTATCGTATTTAGCACTAGCACCTATAGTCAATGTTCCACCCACAACATCTGACCTAAAAGTACCACTGTTAAATTCAACAGAACCATCATTATTTAAGATAAATCCAGAAGAACCAGAAGAGTAATTACCTTTAATAGTTGTATTACCACCATCTAGTTCTAAGTTTCCAGCAGTTAGTTTGTTTGATGCAATACTCCAACCACCAATGTTTCCTGTAGTTGCAGTTATATTACCTCTTATTAAAGCGTCATTTATTTCTATAAAACCATCAGGATATGTAGCATTTGACTTTTGTATAGACCAACCTGAAGTTCCTGTAGCATAATTGTCTGATTCAATTAAGTTTGCAATCTTAACATTTGATATTGCTGCATCTGCAATCTTTGCTGTTCCCACTGATAGGTTTTGTATTTTTGCAGAAGTAATAGCAGCGTCATCTATGTTTTCAGTTGCAACTAGAGCAGCATTACCTTGTTGCTCATCAGAAGGGTCTGATTCATTTCCAGCATTATCTACAGCAGTAAATCTAAAGAACATTGTTTGAGCACTATCTAAAGAGTCTCCTTTTAATGTTGCTACTGCTGGAATACTTAATCTTAGGAAAGAAGCATCACAAGGTATGTTTCCTAATTTTGTTGATTCTGCAACAGTAAACCCAGAAGTAGTAGAACCATAAACATTTAAATAAGATAAGTCAGAAGGTAGTGTGAAATTTGTAATACTTGACACTGGGTTACCTGCATCATCTGTAGCTCTACCTAAATGGTGTATAACTTGTACTGCACCTTGTATAGTTGCCATAGTTGTAGCTTGTGCTGGCTTATTAGGCTGAGCACTATCTACAGCTGTAGTTATAGTTTCATAAACATATCCTGAAGCTGCACCAGTAGTAACAGCTTGAACACCAACCTTGTAATCAGTGGCTTTTTGCAAACCTTCAACAGTAAATGTTTCATTACCCCATTGAACGAAGTATTTAGTAGCGTCACCTAAATCAGGGTTGACAGGTTCTACAGATATTTCATAATGTAGACCATTTTCAATAACAGTACCACTTGTATTTCTAGGAGTTCTCCATTCTATAAATATAATTGATTGCTGTGTACCTACTGCATCTGTATAGAAACTAGATGTTGTTCTTATACCTTCTGAATCTACATTATCAGGGTCTAATACTTTTCCTGGTTTGTATTCTGTTCTACCAGTAGTAGTACCAGATAATTGGTTAGAGAATCTTAAATCATCACCTATCTGTTTACCCAGGTCTCCGACATCAAGTGAAGTATTTCCTGTCTCAAACATAACATAATCAGATAAATCTATATACCTTACTTGATAAGGAGAGGTGCTTGTAACTTTTCTTAAATAAACACCAAAGCTATCTTCTATTGGATAGGATATTCCTATTATTCTTATCTTCTCAGGATTTATATATTGACCTTGCCAAATAGCTTCATAAGGTTCGGTTCTACCATCAGCAATAGCTTTAGTAGGTGTGTCAACAAAACCAACTTCAGGGTCGTAAACATATATGTTATCCCCTACTTCAAAGTCACCTTTGATGTCATAATACTCAAGTGATAACGACAGAGATTTTTTAGTTCTAGTAAATTCATCCAAGTATGCTTCTGCTCTTTTTGGAGCCATAAGTGCATTTGTATCAGATTCGTTTACATAAGCAACTCTTTCAAGTGGATTGCCAAATAAATCATAGTAAGGGACGTCTGTTAAAAATCTCTCTACTAAGTCTATATTTTGACCATCAGAACCTACATTCTTTAAATATTCGACACCAGATACCCAATCTTCAGCTTCAAACTGTGTAGTCAGTGCATCAGGATTTAAACCTATAATTCCTGGGTCTTCACCTGATGAATCTCTAACAATGATTGCTTTTGGTTCATCATCATTATGACCTTGAAACAAGCTTTCACTAGGTCCAGCATCTATTGTTCCGTTAGTGTTTACTTTATATTCTGTGTCCATCTGAGACATAACTTTTTTTAATGCATTTAGTACAGACTCTACATTGTGTAAACCTGTATAGCTATTAGCAGTATTATCTACTGTTGGTGCTGATGTTGATGGTGTGAAGTTAGAATTATATAAAGCTTCACCCTTAGTAACTTTTAATCCGTCTATATAACCTTTAAAGTAATCTGCTTGCTGACTTTTTCCTATTGAAAAGTTTAAGGAAGCTTTTTCGTCAGTTCCACTTGTTTTAGCATCTCTAGTTACTCTCTTTAAAGTTTTATCAGAAGTGAATTGTGAAACTAATGTACCGTTTTCCCATGTAGTAAACTTATTATCTTTTCTAGTTACAGCTCTATGAACCCATTGTCCATTTTGTCTATCACCTAATTTAATTCCATCTGCAATATCCCATATAGTAGAATCAATTCCAGTAATACCATCAATAGTACTTTCTGCTCTAGTACTTGTCATAAAAATTTGTAATTCACCAGAACCATTGTCTAGTCCTAATATGTATGATGGGACTGAGCCATCGTTTTGTGCTGCTATTGCTGGTCCGTTAGTTGTTCTAGGTCTTATACTTGTAAATGTTTGAGCACCTTTGTACCATCTGTTATTTATTTGCCAAAACTGAGAATAAGCTTTTTGATAGAACGGGTCTTCTTCCCAATAGTTTTCATTGCCAGGGTCTGTATCGTATATTGAAGCATCACCAGTATAGTATTGTGGTATCTCTGCTTCTCTACCTTGGTCTAATAATGACCTAATAGTATTACTTACAGAACCAGTTGGTAAAGTTGTTTGTACAATGTCTACCCATGCTGGTGCATTCGGTCTAGCCATAAAGAAGTCTTGATTTATTGCAGGTCCTAAATACCACTGTGAATTAGTTCTTGGGTCAAGAGGTGTAGCAGTAGGGTTTACTGCACTGTTAGAACCAAGTAGTTCATCGATGTCTTCCTGTCTTTGTTTAATTAATGCTGGGTCCCAAAGTAATCTATTTTCCCATGTTACCTTTGTACCATTTACTACAATTCCATCAGTTCTGTGAGTAAGCATTAAGTTAGAAGCTATAGAAGCATCTCCGTTTGGATAGTCCATTGGTTTAGCTTTAGCACCAAGAAACATTAAGGAATAACCTGCATCATTGTAAGATGTAAGATTACTAGAACTTGTTACTGAAGTACCATCTACTTGTTTGTATTCATAAACAAACAAAGTGTCTTCAAAAGCTTCTTTACCTACTGCAAAGCACAAACCTACCATCATATCAAAGTGTTGTTGAGCTAAAGTAGTGTCATAAGGAAATGAGTCTTCATACCCAGTAAATACAGCTATTACTTTATTTTTGTAACCAACTATGTCTTCAGCAAGTAATGTAGAAGCTATAGACTCCGAAAAACGTTGGTTTAATGTCGAAGTATCATCACCTATGTATTTAACTCTTATACCCTTAGTGATTACGTTATTACTTGAATCTAAGAATTTACCACCATCATCAGTAGTAGCAAATACATCACCTTTTTGTATTGGGAAAGCGTAATCTATATTGTTAATCTGAAAAGCTGTTGAATTAGCGTCTGATGCATTTTCTTTAACGCTATAAAAATCATAAAACAAAGCATCTGAACCTTTCCATTGTGCTCCTTCATTTCTGTAAGTATGACCATAACCAACAACTAGGGAACCTCTTACACCATTATGAAAATCTGGGTCATAAGGAACTCTACCTCCAACACTCTCTGCATATATAGTAGAACCAGAAGGAACTGGGTCATTATCTAGGTAGTTACCTAAATTTGGATAGCCTGAGTCATAAACAAAAGGAACAAAACCAATTCTGTCCTTAACCTTTGTTATTCCACCAGAGCTTATATTTGCGTTTGCTAAATCAAACTGCGGCATTATGCCTCCCTATATTCCCACCATTCAACTGTAAAATCTTCAGATTCAAACTGGAAATGATAAGAATAGTCAACCTCCAAGTAATCCCTATCACCATCTAAGTATAATGAACTACTTCCAAATTTAGCTTGGTCAGTACTTATTTTTGCATTCCCATAAAATTCAACATCATGTTTTTTAGTTGTAGCGTCAGTAGTTGTCTTGTCACCATTGTTGCCTTCAAAGTTTAAAATTAAATCTGTACTTTCTTTTGAGGGATTAGTTATTGTTCCAGGTCTAATTGCTCTTAGTCCAGCGTCTCTTCCATCTCTAAGTATTCCGTATGGTGTTCCATCTTTGTTATCTAAAACATACTCTAAAGATTTATTTTCATAACTTCTCATATTAGATATGTCGCCTTGGTCAGATATAGGCATACCACGACTACCACCATCACCTAAATATGTACCTAAACCTGCTCCTGTTATTTCTACAGCGTCATCTCCTAAACCTAGTGTTTTTATGACACCAACATATTCAGCTGAAGTTAACATAGCTGAGTCATTTAATTCATCTTCAGTAACTCTTGAAGGAACAATTACTATTTGGTCCCAAGCATCAACGCTATTTAAAACTGAGTTAGGTAGCTTGTTGTAATCTAGTTGTACACTGAATGAACCCTGAGCCATTAACTTTTCTGTTACTGCCATTAGGATTTCACCAGCTTTTGATATTCATAAACATTGTCAAAGTATTGGTCTCTAACGGAGGTAGCAGTGTCTGCTGAGTTAATAGATGTATCCTCTTGTGCTAATTCATAACCAATAAATGCTTTCATTTGAGAGCCATTTTTATACATCATTTCTCTACCTGTATCAAATAATAAAGATGATGAAGCACTATCAGGACTACCTAGTATCCATTTATTTCCATCTTCAGGAGAAGCAGTATTATCTATTATGTATCCAGTTCCTGTTGCTGCATCAGTTCCAGAATATGTAGATAGTGATAAATTAAACCTACTTGAAGTAAATTGATTAGCTACTATTGAAACATGATGAGCACCACGTCTTAGTGTAAAATCTACTACTAACCTACCATCTTTGCTGTCAGCATTTAGATAAGTAGTACATCTTACAGTTGCACATTCAGGGTGATTTTTAAGTATTTGCATAGTTCTCCAACCAAGCCAATTAGTAGAAAGGTGGTCAGTTCCAGAAGGTGTTCCTCTAGTAAAAGCCCATGTTTTACTAGACTGATAATCTGCAACATCATATATGTAAGTATTAAACAAAGCTTGAGTTGATGAGGGGCTAAATTCTACCTTTACTAATCCATTTTCTAAAGAAAGACTTCCAGGTTTGTTATTAGAGAATAAACCACATCTTATTTCTTCACCTGTGTCAGTAAGAGTTTGTACATTAGCACTAGAAGTAAAACCTTTATAATAAGTTCCTGTTTTTATTAAACAAGCTCCTTTATAAAAGTCTTCTGGTTCTACATGGTACTGAGCATTAGCAGTTCTTAAATTGTTATCTGTTTTAAGTCTAAGAGTTGTATTTGCACCAGTAGCAGTGCTTGTCTCGTCTTTTGCTAACCTTGTACCATCTGTTGGTTCACTTGGGTGATAATAATTGTAATGGTCACCAGGTGAGGCATGAAATTGGTTAGTAGTGCTAGTTACACTATGGTCATTGTCTAGTAAGGCACCAGTGAATCGTGATTCAAAAACTACTTCACCAGACCTACCTAAATATTCAAATTCTACACTATAAGAAAAACCACCACGTTGATATCTTTTAGTTTGTATATTAGATGAGTTAACTTTTACATATCCATCATATGTTGAGTCTCCATCATATCTAAAGGGAACTGTTAAACCATATGAAGCTAAAGAAACTAATTCGTCTCTAATATATTTTATGTGTTCTAAGGTGACTTCTTCTCCACCCATTTTACCTGAGATGCTTAAACTTCTACCACCATCTCCAGATTCAAAACTTAATGAACCAGGTGATGTAAAAGACAATCTACCTATATGTACTTTGTGAGCCATTATCTCCTCGACAATCCTGTTCCTGAAACGCCTTCCTTTTCAAGATTTACTAATGCTTTTTGTATTTGAACTGCTGCTTTTCTAGCTTGCAATGGGTCAGTAGGTACACCAGTTACATTTACATTAAGACTACCTACAGTAATACTACCACTTCTTTCAGAACCTTCAGGTGTTACTCTTAATCCACCTTGAGGTAAAGCAGTAACCATTTCTGGTCCATACTCACCAACAAGTGCTCTTTGGAATGGCTTCATACCACCACCATATTTTCTTTTTAATATATACTGATATTTTTTCTGACCTAATCCATCAAGCAAACCACGAGCTTTCATATAAAGGTCATCAAAATATGCCACATTATTATTTTGTAAAGCTTCTTTATATATTAAGTCTAGGTCCATGCTTCCTGATATTTCAAGACCAGTTTTAGGATGAAAACGTTTACCTTTGTTTACACCTGCTGTAACTTGAGGTATTCCATCCATTCCAAAATATTCTAAGACTTCTTCCAAACTTCCTGTATTATTACCAGTAGCTCGGTTATACATGTCTATTACATTTTGTCTATTTCTTAGGTTATATGTGTTCTGATTAATTCCTAGACTGTCATCCTTTACGTAATCGTAAGTAACTTTTTCTTTATCAGATAATCTTGATAAATCTCCAGTATCTCCTAATCCAAATCCAGTAGTTCCAAGTACAGTAGAACCATAATTTTGGTTAGACCCACTACCTTCTGCTATTGCCAAAGAAGAAGTATCTGCAATACCTAGATTTTCTATTTGGCTTTGTGAAAAGTTTATTTGTCCCGCACTGTCTAAGTTTGTTGCAACGCCTAAGAATGATTGCAAAGCTCTGTTGTAATCAGAAAATGTAATATCTTGACCTTGTTGCACACGTCTTAATGCATTTTGACTAGCTGTGTAGTCATCAAAATCTGTAAATACACTTCTATCGTTACCAGAAGTTTTTCCTAATTGAGTTGCGGAATTTGCCTTAGCACTACCCTTTCTAAAAAATTCTAGGAAAGGTTCTAAAGCACTACCTTCAAATAGTTGATTAAATTCCTCAGCTCTTCCTACTGTATTTCTTCTGTTCATTGCATCATCTGGTGCAGAATCAAAAGAAGTATTTCCAAGTAAGTCTAATGACTGTACATGAGCAAAAGCTGCATTAGCTTCTGTAACTATTTCTCTGATTGCTCTAATAGCTCTATCAGCACCAGTTTCTGTTGTAGATACGAATAAATCTGTTTTTTGTTTTATTAAATCTATAGTGCTTCCAACTCCACCATATCCATCTACTAAGGCGTTAAATAATTCTGGTGAGCTTTTAGCAAAGTCTGCAAACTTATCTCTAGCATCTGCATATTTCATTTCAGATGTAAAAACATTTTCAGTAGAGGCGTCAAGGTTGTCATAAGCAGTTTGTAGTTCAAAACTTGAGTTAGCAGCTTCATCAAGAAGTGCTATGTTCTCTTCTCTCAAGGCAATCAATTCTTGGTCAATCTCTCTAGCTTCTTTCTCGGTCTGCTGTAGTGACTTCTCTGCTTCAGCAAGTTTTAATATCTCTACACGTTGTTCTTCAATAGTTTTATTTGTACCTTTAAGTTCAGCTAATTTTTCTTCAGCTATCTCAACATCTAAAGAATCAACAATACCTGCTTCGGCTGCGAGCCTTAATTCTTCTAATTCTTTTTCAGCATCAGCAATTGCTTTACGCTCAGAAGCAGATTTCTTACCACTCATATCTTTTTTCATCTGGTCTATAGATATTTTTTGTTGAAGAATGTTTAATTCTTCAGTCATGGTGATATTGTTCTTACGTCCCTCTAATTCAGCTTTTTGTAAAGATATTTGATTTTTAAGTATTCTTTCACTTAATGTAGCATTCTTTCTTCTAGTAGCCATTAAAGACTGTTCAGACTTCTGTACAGCAAAGTTTGCAGCAGTTACACCTCTTTGAGCACCTGTAACAGCAAACATCATATTTAAAGCTTTAGTAAGACTACTAACTGCTTCTGGTATAGTCATCAATAATACTTGACCCTCTGCTATTGCATCACTAATTACAGTTGTAAGTGCTTCTTTGATTGTTCCATCTTCTCTGAAAATACCTAAAGCAATACCTTGTGCTAATGGCTCACCAAGTACTTCAGCTGTTAATTTAGAAGGAGAACCTTCTTTAATGTAATATCTAGTAGCATCAATAGCATTTTTCATTGTTCCAACAAATACTTCTTCAAGTTCTTTACTGTTATTTTGTATTCCCATGATGATACCTTTAGATGCGTTTTCACCCAGAATTAAACCAGACTGTTGCATTTTTTCAATTTCTTGCTCACTAATACCTAAGTCTTCAGCTTTAAATGGAGCAATTCTAGTCATAGAAGCTTCAAGTGTGAATGCTGCAACTGGGTCTTGGAGTAAATCATCTAATATTTCTTCAGCAGCTAAACCTTGCTCTGCTATATCTTTTGCAAGCATAGGTGCAATAGAAGAAAGTCTTTTAACATCGTTTTGGAAATTTTTAAGTCTAGCTTCTTTAATGACCATTTCTTCAAGCATTCTGTCAACACTCTTACGTATAGTTTCAGGCATACCACCAAAAACAGTTGCTAGGTTACCAGAAGCTCTTTTAAGTGATTCGTTTAAGGCTCTTTCAAATTTAGTCATTTGGAACTCAAGTATTCCAAGTGATTGAGCACTTGCTTGTGCTTGTGCTATTTGTTGTTGTTGATAAACTCTACTTGCATTTGAAACTTCTCTAATGGCTCTATCCCTATCTTTTATAGGGTCTATGTCTTGCATCATTACGCCATTTTGCTTTAGGAAGTTCATTTGTTTAATTAAACCTTCGTTTTGCATTTTTATAAAGGTTGAATTAGCATCTCCCAAACTATCTACATTTCCTACTCCTTGCCTTCTTGTAACTTCTCCTAATAGGATATATCCATTTAATTGCTCTAATGCATTTTCTATATCTGCATCATCTAAATCTTTTTTCAACATAGAAAACAAAGGAAATTTTTCCATCTCAGTTACTACTTCACCATACGAAGTTGTAAACTGTTTTTGTCTTTGCCTAAATACTTCTACAAACTCTTCAGTACCTCTAGTAACTACTTCATATTGCAATCCAATATTTTTAACTTGGTCGTTAAGTGTATCTGAATCAAGTATCAAACTACCTGTAAAAGAGTCTTGAAATATTCCAAAACCATCGCCAATACTTTCGATAATACCTTCAAAATCATCACCAGCTGAGCTTGCAAACTCTTTGAGTAATTTTCCAGCAGCGAGTTCATCTTTTAATAATTGCATTCGCTCTCTTTCAGCACCAGATTTTATTGGCTGAGCTTCTAAGTCACTCAATTCCTGTTGTGTTTCTTCAAAGTTCTGAACTGCTGTCAATAAGGAATTAGTTGTACTATTTTCAAAATCTTGTATTTGTCTTCCAACCATTATGAAATATTCTTCAAGGTCAAAAGTAGTTCCCAATGCTTTATTAATTGCCTCTAACCTAGCTTCTACATTTATACCACTTTCTTTAGTATCTAGTGTTAGACTTTTTCCTAACTCAGCAGTTGATTTGTCAATATTGAAAGCCGCTTGAGCAATACCTTTATCCATATCAATTAATTGCTGCGTGTAAGTGTCTATTAATCCCTGGTCAGGAGTAGCTCTTTGTAGTTCCTCATCTAAAGCATTTTGTATCATGTCTCTTTGTAGTCCACTAAATGTCAATTGGTCTTGTAAATCAATGACTGCTTTAATTTCGTCACCAATTTCTCTAATAGCTTGAGATGTTTTTTTAGCGTTTTCCCACAATTTCATCATATAAGAAAATATAAGTGTACTCGCAATCATTACTCCCATCATTGAAACTAATGACATTAAAGCTGCTTTAAGACCCATTATGGCTGCACCTAAACTCTGAGTAGCAACTTTAAATGCTTGTGAGCCTTGTGCTGAAGATAGCATAGCTTCTTTGTTTGCCATAAGAGCTTTACGTTTCATAAATAAAGCTTTAATTAAGGCTCTAGTTGTTGTAGTAGTTTTTGCTTGTTCTGCACTAAGACCTGCTAGACCTTTAATTACAGGACCAATCTCTCTGGCAGTTCTACCAAAGCTACTTCTCATTAACCCTGTTTGCTTACTACCAGTATCACCAATACTTTGGGTGTTAGGTACTAATCTAGTTCTAGCTTCCTTAACTGCAACTTTTTCTAAAAGAACGTCAGTTTCTTGGAGTTCTCTATTAAGAGAATTTACAGAAACTTCCATTCCGTTAATACTATCTTTAACAGCAGGTTCTGCTTTTTTAGCAGCATCACCCTGCTTGTTGAAATTTTGAACCGTTTCGAGCATTTCTTGATTCATAATTTGCAATTCGTTGTGATAGCCTTGTAAACCTTTTTGGTTTTGCTTGAGTTCTTTCTCTTGGGCTCGCATGCCTTTTTTTGTTTTGTCAATACTCTTAGTTAACTCTCTAAACTCTGTTGAAGTTTTATCAGTCATGGCATTTAATTGTCGTTCCTGCTCTTCTAGTTTTTCAAATTCCTTAGCCATTAAGCGAGCATCTTGTCTCAAGTTATCAAATTCTTCTATTTCATTATTTTTTGTCATGAACTCTATTGCCTCGTCACTACCAGCACCAGTTGCGGCTCTATTCATTCCTGCTTGTGCGTCTATAGCTTTCTGTGAATTACTTTTAGCCGTAGCAGCAGTAGCCTGACCTTTTTCGTTACCAATTTTATCTTCTAGTGCAGCAATCTTAGTAAGAATCTGATTACGTCGTTCTTCTAATTCAAGTTGCTTTTTACTTATGGTAATATTTTTTTGTTCCTCTTGATTAATAGCTTGCAATAATCGTATTCTGTCCTGGTCTCTTGCACCTAATTGTTGTTCGACACCATCATCACCCATCATAGTAAGCTCAGAAGGGTCGCCAGTTGGTAGTTGACCTCCAAATCTATCAAGAAGTCTTTTATTTTCAGCACTATCAAAAACATCTATACCTTGGATTTGTGCTGCATCAAGTATGTTTGTCATACCAGCTGTGTTTCTTCCTAAAGATGCTTGTTGTGCTAAATAGCTTTCCCTATTCAAACCAATTTGCTGTTGGTCAGAGCTCATTAGCATAGCTGCATTTGCAAAATTGTTTCTTTCGCCAGCACCACGAAGACCATCGTTCATTAATCTAATTTTATTATCTACGCCACTACCCATCATTCCAGCACTCATAGCCACTTGATTTAATTGTGTCATTTTTTTAAGTGATGCGACTACAAGGTTTATAGCTACTGCAGTTGCAGTAAATCCAGCAGCTATGTTTCTTAGATTTCGAGTTGTAGTACCACCAGTAATTGTGGTGAGCATACTAACTAATGAATTAATAGGACCAAGAGTATTATTTCCAACTTCAATACCTAATGCATTTACATTGTTTCTTAAAATTCCTAATTGAGATACAACAGTTTCATATCTTTTTTCTGCCTCAGTTTGAAGAGCATTATTAACTGCAAACTCTTCATTTGCAGATTTCATAGCTTCTCTTACATCATCAGAAGCAAGAGCCATAGAACGTAAAGCTCTAAGTGTTCTTTGCTGACCTAATCCTAATTCTTCTAATAATTGAACTGTGTTTGCACCAGCGTTACCTACTTGTTGTAATCCATCTAAGAATGCAACGAAAGCTTGGGCAGGTGCAGCTTGTGCTAATTTTGCAAATGACTCTGATGTCATTCCTGATACTTTTGCAAATATAGATAGCTCTCTACCACCTTCCATTACAGATGTAGCCATAATGTCTAATGACCTTGCAACAGCAGTAGAACCAGCTTGTGTTTGCTGACCTACCTGTTTCAAAGCAGCTGCTAAAGCTAAAGAGTCAGCAGCAGTGTTTGATGTAGATGATTCAAGAACTTCTAAAGCAGAAGCAATCTTCATAGCTGTGTTAACTATTTCAGATTCTGTAGCAGCAAATTCGTTACCTAATCTAACTAATACAGACGCTAAGTTACCTAAGTTTCTTTCAGGTAATCTTGTAATCGCTGCAAGCCTTGATAAAGCAAATGATGCTTCTTCTGCTGACATAGTTGTAGCAACAGTTAATTGAGAAATAGTTTTTGTAAAGTTTGTTATAGCACCAGCAGATATACCTAACTGACCACCAATCTCTCCAATTTTTGCTAACTCAGTAGCAGCCATTGGTGTAGTCCTAGAAAGGTCAACTAAATTTTTAGATAGGGATTTAAAGTTTGCTTCTTGTGCCTTTGCAGCACTTCCTGTGAATGTTAATGTTTTTCTTACGCCTGCAAATGAATCTTCAAATTGTACTGCTGCTCTACCAGCGAATGAGAAAGCGGCGAATGCTGAGGCACCAACAGCGGCGAATGCTGGTACGAAGGACGCCATTGAGGAAGCAACAGTTGCAGTCTTTCTTTGAAGACCACTTAATTCATTTGCTATACCTTTAGTTGCTTTTGAGAGAGAGCTGTTGTTCGATTGGAACTCCAGCATCACCTTTATCGATGCGTCTTTAGCCATATCCTATCTCGTTTTACCTTGTCGCTTGCTCTCCTTTACAAACTGTTCAACTGATAATTGCTTTCTTGGTCTGTTACGTCCTCGAATTCTATCAAGTTCTGTTTTGACCCAACCTTTAGGTGGTTCCGTTCCTTCTTTAGATTTATAAGAAGTACCTTCTTGTGCTGCACTAAAAAATGGAGCATAAAATACGGATTCATCTACAGGAAGATTCACAAGTAACACCATGAACCGTCTCCAGGTTATTATACCTGCGTCTTCTATAGAATAGTGTCTTTGAAAATCTGCTTCTATTTGAGACCAACGATAAATTATCTCGATAGTCTCAAAAGTTATTTTGGGGTATCGTCTTCGCCTTCTTCAGGTTCGACTTCGACTTCTTCGTCTACGTCTTGAACTATCTGATATTCTTGTAACAAATACTGTAACAATTCTTCTAACTGTGTCCATGTGGCACCTTCGTCAAGAATTTCTTCCATTGTTTCTTCACCAACTATTGATGACAACCACTCTGGTACAGCTGCTGTAGGCATTGCTCCTGTTTCATCCATCCAACGCATTTGTGCTAAAACAGTTCTAGCAGGTAGTGCAGGGGGAAATGTATATATTTTTTCGTTTAATTTAACCTGAATAGGTTCTTTCTCTGATTCTTTTGTTGCAGAATCAAAGTCTTTGTATCTTTTGTCAGCCACGCCGACCTCCAATCATAATCATTATTATTTAATTTTAACTATCTTAGTTAATGTCAAACACTTCAGAGTCATTTGTATTATCAATGATTCTGAATAAGTCTGTGTATTGTGACACGGATTTTGGTTTAAGTACCTTAAACTCAATTCCTATAACAACTTTTTGTGGGGCTTTTTGATGAGCCATTGAGAAAGCTCCAACGTTTATAGAACGTGGAATTTCTACATGTCTATCAGCACCATTAGGTCCGTCAACAATTAACAGTAATGATTTCTCATCAAAGTCATCTGTTGAAGGTGGCAAAATTGCGTTATATCCTGAGACATAACCATTTGAACCGTCACCAGTTGTTATTGTTCCACCACCAAGAGCTACTTGAATGTTAGCTTGTGAAGCTTGTGCAAGTTCACCAGTTAATCTAACTTCTTGAGCAGTCTTGAAAGTAGCAATTGGGTCTATTTCTTCAGCAACCATTATGTCTTCAAATGTTTTATCCATTTCAAGAGTCCAACCGTCTTCTGAATATCCAACGTCAAGCCAGCCAGATGCAGGGTCAGCCCATGCATTTGCACCGTCGTCTGTTGGGAATGCTACGTAATCGCCAGATGCATTACCATCATTACCGATTGCTGCAACATAAAGTACACCAGTTCCGACAATAACTTCAGATATTGTACCATTTGTACTTGGCATAATTATCTCCTAATTATTCTTCTTCTACTTCAGTATCTTGCAAGACACTGCCATTTTTGGCAAAGTCTTCAATGTCTTTACCCACATAGTCATCTGAAGCATCATTGTCTTCTTCTTCAGCGACTTCCTCATCAACTTCAATAAGTAAAGGATAGGCTTTTCCAGCTAGTGTCCAAGTCTTATCCTTCAGTCTATTCCAGTCTGAGGACTCAATTTCCACCCATTCGTTTTGACTGAACATAATGCCAGTCACAACGTCTTTTGCTTTGTTCTGTGTGAACAAAGGATTAAGCTTTACTTTAATTTTAACTTTATCTTCTTTTCCAAACATAAAATCTCCTATACTGCTCTGTACATCATACTCAATGCTATTGAGTACCTACCTAATCCAGTTGCAGTTTCTTCTACTCTGGTAGGCATCTGCATTATTTGAAACCCGTAAATCTTCGCTCTTAACGGAGTAGCATCATCAGATGTTATATACCCATTACTATAGTTGAAAGCTGACTGAATCACGGCATTTGAAAGTTCATATGCTTTTCCATAATCAGGAGTACCAGTGTTAGCTGACCCTCCCCATTTACCAGCAAAACAATCCATAGGCATTAGAGCTGCTTGCATGTGTACTTCTGACATAGGATTTACTAATTGTCCACCTGCTCTATATAAAGTTAAAAAAGGTAGTGCTGCTTCCCTAGGTAATCTAGTAGCTATATTTTGTCCAACAATGTCAGTAATAGCAGATTGTCCCATAGCCCATTTACGCAATATAATTTCTGCGTCAGGTGGTGCTTTTTGACCTGTATCTAATGTATTTGGCATATTTTCATACTAACTTATTTAAAGAAAGTTTAGGTTATTACCTTAATCTAACTCTTACAAGAGAAAATAAATCTATCTTACTTTTGTTTGAATTAGTTCTTAGCACTGCCTTCATTTGTTCTATCATAAATGAATCTAAAACCCTAGACCCACCACCAAATCTCTCACCTAATGCATGTCCTTTTCTTCTAGCACTTTGACCTGTAGCTAGTTTCCCATAATCAGTTGTTGGGTCAAATACGGCAATTAGTTCCTTTTTAACTTCTTGATTCTCCTCTACTGCTAGGAATAGGTGTAGAAGGGTAAACATTTCCTCATCACTATAACTAAGTGAACTAATTCTTGTTAAAGCTTTTTTAAACTTAGGAGTCGCTTTTCCAGTCTGACCACCTGCAATAGATTCAAATTGACCTTCACCACCATATAAACCTCCTATTATTGTTCCTGAGCCGTTTACTATAACATGACTTCGTACATCCTTATAAGCACGCATGAGGTCTTTAGATTGAGGACTGTCTAACATACTATCTACTCCTTCAAGAAGTTTCTCAGAAGATATGTCAGTTGCATTACCAATACCACCAAACAATCTATAATCACCTTTTTTTAATTCCTTTAAAGCTTGTTGTCCTGTTGGGTCGCCAAATTTATTTGATTTGCTTTTGTTTATGTTTGAACCAACACCACCTATATCATTTAAACCAGCGTTACCTTTTTTTTGGTTTCTTTCTAAATCTCTATAATTTTTGACACCTGGGTCGTCTTCATCTACTCTAATCTTGTATTTTACTTCTTTACCGTTAACAATCGCAGTTGCTTCTCTATAAGGGGTGCCCCTAAAAACTTCTACCTCAGTTTGATAATTATTACTCTCTGATAATGGAACTCTTCTATAAATAGGATTACCATTTGCCTGGTTACCAATCATTTCCATTCTGTATCCTAAATGATTTTCAACTGCTTTTAATTTAATTTTTCCATCGTCGGTCAACTCATTAAGTATGTCTTTAGCTACTGCTCCATCACCTTTCATTAATGCATTGTGGTATTGGGTATATTTAGATTGAATCATGATAGGTGCCATTTTGAATTGATTTAGATTCCTGTTACCAGAACCTCTAATAACACCTTCAATCTGCTTGTTTATATCATCTAGTTTTTCTCTTACTACAGGATGAGTAGCATTTAAATTACCGAGAACTTTAGCATTTGCTTGTGTAACAGCATCTTGATATCCTTTTTCGTACATTTGGTCTGCTTCAAATTCTAAGTCGTTATATGCCCTACGTTTTGCTTCACCTTTAAGTTTTTGTTTTTTGATTGCAGCTTGACCTTGTTCAACTTTAATCTTTATCTTGTCTTCAATTCCTTTTTGTATAACAGAAAGTTCTGACAAATATTCTGGAAATAATTCTTCTGCTGTTTCAGCAAGTGCTTGGCTCAAAATGTCATCTTCAGTATAAACACCACCCCTAACTCTAAAGTTTTGTCTTCTTAATTGAGTAGGTGTAAGCTGTCTTCTGTTTCCAAATTCGTTTCTACCTAAGTCATCACTTAAAATACCTGCTTGTCTTCTTCGAGCATCAGACCTAGCAAAAGCACCTGATAAGTAATATTCATCAGATAAAGGCATATCTCCAGATACACTTGTGAAATTCTTTTTTAAATCTTCTCTTAACTTATCAAATTCATTTAAAAATTCTGGTGGATAATCTTTAGGACTTAGAGTATGTGATAATCTATTTCCTGCATCATCAGTGAAGTAAACAGTGTTAGCACCTTTTCTGAGGCTATTGTATTCTCCAGCTTGAATTAAATTATCCGATACTTTCATATCATTAAATTTAAGCTTATTACCGTCTACAACCCTTGGACTTCTGGCTCGTTTTAAATCTTCTTTAAGTATTTCCCTTACTCTCTTATCTACTAATAATGTAAATCCACCTTTCGTAGAAGTATGCTGATTTTTATCTTTTTGATATTGAGCAATAGCTTTAGTCTGACGTTGCCTCAGAGTTCCCATAACGTCTGCTTTACGGTTTGAAAATTTTAAGTCTGCATCTAAACCTAATTTGTTAGCAGCTTTTTGTGCTGCTTGATGAACAAACATACTTCTAGCATATACATATCTATCTGTTCTGTTTCTTAAACTTCTTGACAAGTCAGTAGCTGGACCACCATATTCTATTTGTTCAACATCTCGAAGACCTTTATGTTGATAAAGCTCTATACCGTAAGCTAAGAATCCACCTTTTGGATTTTTCTTGTGAAGATTTTTAGCATCTATCATTCTTAAACCTTTAATAATATCAGGTCGTGAAGCAATATAGTTATGCTCTTTGGGATTACTAGAAGAACGAACAAGTCTATAATTAGTATGGTCTAACTGATTGCTTACTTGACTGTATTCTCCAGTCTTATCTTTTATAGTACCACCAGTAACAACTTCTTTACTTCCTGCATACTTACCAGTTTTTGGGTCAATAATTTTTTGGTAACTTGTTTTCTTAGAATCTTTACCATACTTCATTTCACTAGGACCCATTTGAGTACTAGAGCCACCAAAAAAACTTTCAAATATTTGTTGAGGTCCTTTGTATAAATCTACACCTAACGCTTCAGAAAGTATCTCATTTACTCTTTGTTGTTGTACTTGAGTGGCATCTTCGTTAAATTGTGTATAACTACCAAATGTATCATCTGTAGTGGAATATTCAATTACAGAAGCTTTACCACCTCTGATTACAGATTCTTCTTTATTTGCTTTAGGATAAAAACTAGGACCTCCACCAGTACCATCATTAAACTGATTTTGTAGATAATGACTTCCAAATCCAAGAGTACCTGAATCATCATATCCAGTAATATTGGAAGCTGTTTCCATGACAGGTCTACCCATACTGTCAGTCATGTCTTGCTGAATAAACCTTGCACGTTGTCCTTTGTGACCTGTAGTTCCACCAGCTCCTAGTTTTGAGTGTTTATTCAAAGTATTCATTATGTCTGAACTAAGGGCATTATATTTTTTCATTATGTCGTCAGGGTCGCCACCTTGTTCCATTGCTTTTATTAAATATGTCATTTCAGGAGCACTCATACCAGCAGAACCCATATTTTGTAATATGTCTGCTCTTTTACTTAAATACGAATCTGTCTTACCTGCTTCTGCATCTGAGGCAAAACCCGCATCTCTTTTCATTGTTCTTTCCCTACCACCTTTCATAACTTTTCTAGCCTGTGTAGCATAAGGGTCAGGTGCTCCAGTTATAGCTTCAGCTAGTGCCATACCAGCCCAAGTTGGTCCTATACTTCCAGCAGTTTGCAATTGCTTCATTATTTTTCTTTGAGTACCAGCTACATTTTCAAATTCCATAGTCGTTGTAGTAAAGTAATTCATAAAATTACCTAATACTTTTCTTGAAAACTGACCACCTTTAACACGTGCAAACCTACCAAAAGGTCCTCCACCCTGTGGTAAAACTTTACCTTGCACTCTACCAAAAGCTCTACCAGCTACAACCCAACCATAACGAGCAGCAATAGAACGAACTAAACTATCAGAAGTTGCGAAAGCAGAAACTGTATTTAAAGTTTGTAATATACCATATGATGCATTGGACATGTTACTAAGAAACTGAGTTTTCATTCCAAATGACTTTGACCAGTTATAATATCTTAGAACACTGAAAGCTGTGGCTTCTTGTTTTCTCGATAAGAGGACATCTTTACGACCTTCAGATACGTAGGTCTTTTTTGTTATTACCTTAGTTTCTTCACCAAACTGACCAGCAACACTTTTGGTTGATATATTAGGCATTATTCGAAATAAATAAGTTCAGCTGTTACTGAGAATAATCTGCCTACTCGATTGTGACTTTTCCTTACACTACTAATTTCAAAATATTGGTCTTCATCATCCCAATAAATTCTATCAGATGACTTTAAATCTACTGTACCAGTAAAGTATGCTGACCAGTTTTGCACGACAGTATTTCTACCATCTCTACTTTCTGTTTCATTACCAAAGACCATACGAGTAGGTACATTAGTAGCTACATTAGTCCATACATCTGAATCTAAACCACGAGTGTCATAATTAGCACCAACAGTTCTTTGAATAGAAATTCTGTGTATTAATAAACGTTCGGGATATGAGCCTGCCATACTATAAATCTAGCAGTTAGATTAGGAAGTTAAGTTATTTAGTCTTCTCTTAGACCTACGTTCTTTTCTTTGACAATTCTTACAAAATAAAGAATATCCGTCTTTCATAGTTCTATTTTTGTTAAAAGATTTTACTGATAGAGATTGCTTGCACATAAAACAAGTCTTTCTTTTAACATCATCTTTTTCTTCTATAATCTGTTCCTGACAAATCATACAATATCTATTGAATCCATCTTGATACTTTTGACTTCTATTAAATGTATCTATGGGTTTTATAATCTCACATTTGTAGCATTTCTTTTCTACTTTATCAGTAGATAAGTATTCCTCTCTAGCTAAATCACATTGTTCTTTAATACTAGAATCTTTCATCATCCATGTTCTAAATCTGTCGTAACCTACTGGTAATCCTTTATATAGCTCACGATTAGTCAAAGTTGCTTCACCGTTTCTTATTCTCTCTAAAATTATTTCGACAATACTTAAATCTATTTCCGACATTGGAACTATACCTGCTTCTTTTTTAATTTGCCTTACACGTTCTATAGAGACACCCCAATCATTAGCAAAGTCTTTTAACTTGTAATGAGGGTTAGCTTTAAATAATTCTTTTGCCTCTTCTATTGATGGGGTCTGCTTATTAGGCATTACACAAAGTAGGACTTTCTATAGGGTGACAATAGATTCATATCTGATTGAGTTAGTGGTGCTGTCGATAGTGCATCAACACCTACTCCGTAATCAGCTGAATAATCACCTATTCTTTCTGACATTGCTAAATTAAAGTTACCAGCAGTCGAAGAACCTTGTGCGGATATTTCTCCAGGTTCTTGTTGTGATGATACTGATAAAGTGTTTTCTAGTATTCTTGCAGCAGCTCTTGCAGAAACCATTTTTATTTGTATTGGTAAATCAGTTGATACTCCACCATTAAATGCTGTGTACCCAGATACATAAGTTACTACAATGTTCTGTTCTTTAGCATAAGACCATCTTTTACCTAATCTTCTTAACCTACCACTATCATAAAAAACAAAATCAGAAGAATTACCTTCTGTTAATGTTGTATCATCTTCCACTACAGATGTAATAGAATGTATAGGTAGATGTCTTAAAAATATTTCGTGTGTTTGGTCGCCAGTAAATGTCTCAGTCTTAGTACCGTATGAAAGGTTATAACCGACATATTGATTTATAGCGGCATCAACGAAAGGTATAAGATTGTTAGTTAAATGAGTCTCTATGCTTGAGTCAAAGTCTATTTGGGTATAAGACTCTACGTCAGCTGCCGTTGAGAAAGCCATTTAGACCTCCTACTTGTCTTCGACGTCTTTTTTAACTGCTTTATCTTCTACGTCTGATTTTTTAACTGCTTTTTCGGCTGGAGCCTTTTTAGCTGGAGCTTTTTTCTCAGCTTTTTTAGCTGGAGCTTTCTTCTCAGCTTTAGCTTTTTTACCCCAACCTTGCTCTTTGAGCCAATCAGTAGGGTATTCTTTACCAGCTTTAGCAATTAGGTCTGCTTGAGAATATGGCACATCAACTGCGTCACCTTCCCATAACTTTCCATCAGGTAGCTTATAAATGTTCTTTTCTGGAATTGTATACATAATGATTAATCCTAACTTATAAAATAAAAATTGTTGGTATTAGAAAAGGGCTTCCGAAGAAGCCCTTATCATTAAACTATCGTCTAAATCAAACTTAGAAGTTTGTTATAGAACAGAAAGCTGTTGGTTTATAGACCACAAAGCCCATTCTCATGGTTAATCTGATAGCTAGTTGATTCTTCGCAAAGAAGTCACTATGGCTGTCAGATACAGCTAGGTCTACACCTTGCTTCATGACAATTTGAGCAGCATCGCCACCACCGAATTTACCGACTAATGCGGTACCTTCTGCGATTGCTGTGCTTGGAACTACTTTAAGACCCCAGAGTCTTGCAGCAACGTCTCCACCAAAGCCACCAGCGGCGACTATTAATGGGTTTTTGCTTGCATAACCTGCTGAGGAGGTTCCTGCTTGGTCTGTTACTGCTGTAACGATTTGATACCAGTCACTTGGGTGCATAACAACTGCATCAGGCTCTACGAAAGAGTCTTTTCTGATTTCAGTAATTGCTTGATACACTTGTCCAAGTCTGTTCAATTCTCCACTGAATGAAGAATAGTCAAATGTGTTAATACCAGATTTTGATAATACACCAGTCAAGTTTGGAGCTGAACCATTACCGTTTAGTAATTGGTTGTCCATTCTTAATCTCATCATTGTGGTGAGACGTGAATTAACATATCCTTGGATACCAGAAACGTCAGCCAACAATTCATCAGTTACAGGCAAGAAAGTAGCAATCTTACGAATGCTTTCTGTTCTTTCTGTAAATGCCAATGCACCTTCGCCTGCAGAGGAGATGTCTCCTGCTTCTGCAATTTCAGCTGCATTGTTTGTGAATGTTGTCTCTTCAAGATATACATATGCATTTTGGTCTGTATTGATTTGGTCAAACAATCCAATTATTGCATTTGGGTCTCTTAAAGCGGTCTCTAATATTCCAGGTGCTCTTAATGACTCTGGTGGATAACCTGTGGTATTTAATGTTGTTTTAAATTCTGCTTGAGAATCTACGCCTTTAACACCATTGCTCATATATTTATTATAAGCGTCAGTGTTTGTGAATTGCTCACCTATTGACTTGATACCAGCTGGAGCTTCTTCGGCTACAGGAAGTTCATTAACAACTTCGTTGCTAACTTCCATAGCTTTTTCATTAGCAGCTTTAGATTCTTCAATCTTTAGCTCGTCTAATGAACCAGCAAGCTCATCATTTAGACCTTTAATTTTCTCTTTTTGGTCATGAGAGTACTTGCCTTCTTCAGCTGGAGCATCAAATACAGATTTAAGTTCTTCACGTGACTTAGCGATATTTCCTCTAAGCTCTTCTACTTTACTCACTGTAATTATCTCCTATTAGATATACTTATACTTCGTCGTTTTGAGCTTCTACATCAATAGCGTCTGCTATTAATCTTTGGCTCTCTATCCACACTTCGTCGTCAAGCTCATCATTTTCGACTGATTCTGTGTTATCTACTGGAACTTCTTCAGTAACTTCAGCTTCATCAGATTCTTCAGCAGGTTTCTCTACCTCATCTTCTGGTTCAGCTTCAACAGCTACTTCTTCAGTGTCTACTAAATCTGTTGGTTCTTCTACAACATCTTCAATATCTTCAGCTTGTTCGTCCTCTAAGTCTTGTTCTAAAGCACCTTCGGTTCCAACTTGTTCGATGAATTGGTCAATTTCTGTCCATGCATCTGACAAGTCTTCTTGAACAGCCCTTAATGCTTCAGTGGCTTTGACTCCTAATTTCCTTCCGTCTTTGGCACGTAACATCGCAATGGCGTTAGTTCGTGTCATCAAGTCATGTAACGCAGCAAGCACGTCTTTGACCTCATCTGAGAAAGTTTTAGAAACTTCCTCTGAATTCTCTATATCATCAGACTTTTTCATATCTTTGGCACATTTGCCTGTTTTGTCATAGTCACAATTACCATAACTTTTTTCGTCTGATGATTCTGCTACTGCTGGGGCACAGTTATCTCCACCACAGCAAGTTGATTTTTCTTCTTCGGTTTGCTCTTCTTCAGGCTCTTCATTTTCTAAAAATGTAGAATTACCAAGAACACCCTTTTCAGAAGCCATTTCCTCTAATAGTTCTTTATTAGATTTAATAGCCATTGTGTATGTGTCTTGATTAGCACCTACTAGAACAGGAGATACTTCGTAGACTGATAGGTCTTTTAAGTATCTTGCGTCAACATCCTTATCACCGCTCTTGAATTTACCTCTTTCTGAATCGTTAACTCTATAACCAAAAGACCATTGTTGCAGGTCTCCCATAGCTTTAACTAAATTGTATGCTTCTTTACCAGATTCTGTGTCCATGAAAAATTCACCTTCAAAAGTAGCTTTATCGCCATCTTGTTTGATTGCACCTTTTCCGATTGGCATATCCCATTTATGAGCCCATACCATTGGCACTGAACCTGATTTAAATCCTGATTTGATAGCTTCTGGGATTACTACATCTCCATCACTATCTAATGTATTGAAAACTGAGAATACAGCAGAAACTTTACCTTCACCGTCCGCTTTAAATTCTAAGTCGATATTCTTAATTTCACTCACGAGTGTATCTCCTATATAAACTGTTAACAGATTTATTTAGGTGCATATATAGAAATAATAACAAATGGTTATAAAGTGTGTGGTATTTACTTAGTGATATCTTTAATAACAGTCAACTTAGAGATAGGCATAGTAACTTTTCTATCAGTCTTTTTATGACTACCATCTTCGTTAATAGCCCAAACTAACATAGTGGCTTCTTTGTCTTTTCCATTTACACTTGTTACAACACCATGTACTGTTGAAGGTGGGTCGGGGTCCTTATTGATTGACCAGCTTACAGATTGACCTATACGAACAAAACTTGCTTTCATTTCATCATTACCCTTTTTAGATGAGAGTGGGTGTGATGAAGGAAGT